TGTTGTTTTCTTTGCGATGGGAGACGATAATACTTTTACAGTGTCTGATAAATATATATCTCAATTTAACTTTAAATCAATTCAAAACTATTTTCATCGTATAGGAATAAAATATACTAACGCTGATAAATCAGACAAAGTCTATGGACATGTTGATGTTTCCGAGGCTACTATTTGCAAACGTAGGTTTGTTCCTATTGGAGATCATGTTTTTTGTCCTATTGAGAAACCTACTATAGGTAAAATGCTTACCATGGCATTACGTGAAGGACCATTAACGGAAGATCAAAAAATACTTGCAAGCTGCTCATCAGCAGTTTATGATTTTTTCCAGTATGGAGAAGATGAATATAATCTGAATATAAGCAGATTAACTAAAGTCTTGAAAGAGTCTGATATAATAATTCCGCCATTTCCCTCTTATGTTGAAATGTATCAGAGAATAGTCGGAAACAGTGAGACTCCTTGGACAGATAATCTTTTTGATAAACAAGAAGATGTGTCTGGTTTTCAAGCAACTACATCTGTTGGTCTTACAGATTTTAAACAAAGACTGATTTTACCACCTTTTACAAAAAATGTGGAGTCAGGAGATACTATAAGTCCCTATTACCAGGTGTCGAATTACTTCATCCCAAAGACGTCCTATTCCTTTGATGAGGCATCATTTAATGGTAATAATTTAATTGCTCTATTTAAGAGATACATTAATATGGATATTAACACAAATGAACCTAACGCTGTATCGAGCGAACCAACGATACAAAAACATGATGAATCTTCCAATATAGAAATTCGTGAAGAAGATTCTAAAGTAGAAGAAAACGTGCATTATGTTACTGGAAAATCAACCTACGATGTTTCAGTAGATAATACACCTTCTTTATTTGATGTGGGAGTTACGCCTACAGTAACTTTAGGCAATTCCCTTAAAAGACCAGTTAAGATTGCTGAATTCAATTGGACTGTGAATACACAAATAACTGGTCTCATAGATCCTTGGGTACTATGGCAAAGTAATGCATTTGTAAAATCAAAATTACAAAACTTTACATATTTTAGATGTAATCTGAAAATACGTATAGTTCCTAGTGCTACCCCTTTTTTGTATGGTCAATTAATGCTCAATTATGTTCCTTATGGAACTCAAAATGAGATGTTTAATGAAACATACAATACTTTACGAACCTCTGGAGCAGGAGGTGCCCGTGTTGCTTATCAGCAATACATGAGTACTTATCCTATAACAGGTTTTCTCAATGCTTCTGAACAAAATGTAGTAGAAATGACGTTACCTTTTATTTATAATGGAAATTTTCTACCTATTGCAGGAGCTTCAGGAACTGGTAAGTTCAGTTTGGGATCTATTAATTATTCTGATCTCAATGTCTTGAGTCGAGCTAATGATACAGCTTCAACAGTTATGAATGTTGCAATATTTTGTTGGGCAGAAGACTTTGAGATGCATGTTCCTACTAATCTTGTTCCTACCGCTGGTAAAGGTAAGGCTTTAAAGAAATATCGTATTACTAATGAAACAGTTAATGATGAAACAGAAGAAGCAGTTGGCGGAGTATTATCAAATACAGCTACCGCAATTGCCAATGTATCAGGAAGGTTAACTGATATCCCAGTTATAGGACCTTTCGCTAGAGCAACCACGATTGGAGCTAATGCTGTAGGAGGCATAGCTAGAATTTTTGGTTTTTCGAATCCAGTAACTATTGAAACTTCACAACCTCGTGTTTTGAGGTTGTTTCGTAATCTAGCTACTACTGATCAACCAGATACAGCTACTAAGCTATCTTTAGACTCTAAGCAAGAATTAACAATTGATCCTAGAGTTATAGGAGCTGGCTCAAATGATGACATGGCTTTTAAATCCATGTATACGCGTGAGCAGTGGTTAACTAAAGGAAAGTGGTTAGGAGCAGGAGGACAATTTGTCACTGCAGGAGCAGAGAAGATTGTCTTAGCAGCTATAGTAAATCCTTTTGCTATTAGGCGAACGGATACATGGGGTACTACCCCTACTCGGAGAGCTACAGTTATGAGTCCTGCCGGATATGTAGCTCGCTTGTTTAAGTACTGGCGGGGCTCTATAACCTATAGGATTGAAGTTGTTGCATCAAAATATCATTCAGGTGCGTTGCAGATTCAATTTGATCCTATGGTTCAGAGTGCTGCTTTAGCAGTAAGTGATGTTTATACTGCTGAAGTGAATACACGACAGACTATAATCATGGATATTTCAGAGTGTAAAGAACTCGAAATAACTATCGATTATGTTAATAATAACGTTATGTTAAAATGTCGTGGAATAGCGTCATCAACTTTTACTCCAAGAAAATATGATGATACAGCATTTGATTTGCAAACAGCAAAAAATGCTGATACTGACTTAGGAATGCTTGTAGTAAGCGTTCTTAATGAGTTGGTAGCACCAGGAGATGTTTCGCAAAATCCTGGTACAGGGGCTGGAGTTGATGTTAATCTTTACATGAAATGTGAAGAATTAACATTGGGTCAGCCTGATGAAGGATGGGAAGATTCGATCTTTGTTCCAACATCTGGTATTGGTACATTCAATAAGAAAGTTCTTATTGAAGCACAGGAACCAGGAGATGTTGCTACTGTAATGGGCGAAACTTGTGTATCAGCTAGGATGTTGTTAAAACGTCCTATGGCTACGTATGTAAATAATTTCGTCCAAGGAAGTGGAACAGACGGTCAGTTAGTAACCGCAAACTTCCCTCACTTTGCTCCCGAAACTTTACGAGGAGCATCACGACGGCTCTGTTACGAGTCGTACTTTTCACCTGCCTTCTTCGCAAAACGCGGAGGAATGAGGTGGAAGTTCTTTTTGTGGAACGATCAAACAATTAACACAGCTAGAGATGTAAGATCTTATGGCTTGTTAACAGTAGCTCGTAAGAGCACTGAAGTTCCTGTTTCCGCAATAGCCAGTGTGATAGCATTAAATAATCCGACACATGGAACCATTGTTCAAGATTTTCAATCTGGAGCAACGGGAATGTCTATCACGAAAATGTCATACAATAATACTGTAGACATTGAACTACCTTTTTATTCAAACACTAGATTCGCATTAGCTTGCGCTATCACTAATGTGACAGCAGCAGGAGATCTAACTAAGAATCCAACAATGAACCAAATCTTATATCAACAATTGAAGGTTCAAGGCAAAGCTGCTGCTGGAACGTTATATTATGCGTTCACTTCAACAGCAGAGGACTATAATTTAATTATGTTCCAAGCTCCGCCTGTTGTGTATGAATTCACTTAATGCCTGAGAGTGGCCCAGGCGCCTTGTTTAAGGTGTGATCGGTGAAAACCAGTTATTAAAAGTAACTTAAAATCTTTTTGTATCCGGTTTTTAACCGGGGAAATTTTTTGTTTTCAAGTGTAACTACTTTTAAGAATGGGTTGACACAAGAGTCACCTTTAGTTTACGAT